GAAGAGAAGAGAAGAGAAGAGATAGGAAGACAATACGCGCGCGCCGACGGCGAAACGCCGCGGCCGTGGGCCGGGAGCAAAAAGCCCGAGCCCGAGCCGGCCGCGGACGGCGACCCCGCGGCGAGCACGAAGCGGCCCGGGCCCGCCCGGAGGCCCGGATGGGTGCACGACGAATGGGCCCGCGTCGCTTCGTTCTGGAACGCCACGGAGCGGGCCGTGCCGTGGACGCTGGCCACCCCACCGAACGGGTTCGCCGATCTGGCGGCATCGCCCGGCTGGGTGGAGCAAGCGATCGCCGCGATGGCCATGCTCCCTGAGTGCCGGCGGTTCGACCGCCCGGTGCCGTGGACCCAGTTCGTCCGGTATCTCGACCGGATCCTCTCCGGGGAGTTCCGGGAGCCGCGTGAGGCACCGCGGCAGCTGGCCGCGGCCGGGGGCCGGCAGCAGAAACGGGGGAACCTGTGACGCGAACGTGGGACGAGAACCGCGAGCTCATCAACGGGCTCTGGCCGATGGCCCAGTTCACCGCGGAAGAGGCGGACCTGTGGCGGGCCGACCTCCACGGGCTCGACCAGGCGGCGCTGTTCGAGGCGATCCGGCAGGTCAAGCGGTCGCGGGATTCGGTGTACCCCCAGCTGGCATGGGTGCACGAGGCCTACCGCGAGATCCGGGCGAAGGCTCGCGCGGATCGGCCGCCGGTCCCCGGACCCCCGGCGTTCGCCGGCGATCGGCTGACCATCGACCCAGTGCGGGAGCGGACGCTGCGGCGGGAGCTTGAGCACGCCATCGAACGTGCCGCCGCCGAAGAGCTCGACGCGGTGGTGGATCGGATCACGGAGCAGATCGACAACCTGGAGGCCCGATCGGCGATCGCGCTCATGGCTCGGGTCCGGGAGCGTCGAGACGGAGGGCGGGCGGCCGCTCCGGCCGTGCTGCGGGCGGTTCGCGAAGTGGTCGAGGAGCGTGGGCCGGCGGAGTCGGCGGCGGATGTCGAGGCCCGGCGTCAGGCGGCGCTGCGGGTGTTCGGGTTGAACACGTAGCGCGTTCGGCTGGACGAAGAGCAGGCCGCTCGGGACGATGGATGGAACGCACGCATGGAGGCGAGCATGGTGATCGGCATCGACCCGGGACCGCGGGAGTCGGCGTTCGTCGTTTGGGACGGCGAGCGTGTGGTCTCGTGCGGCGACATGCGGAATCGGGATTTGGCCCTTCACCTAGATTCGGCGTCGTCCACCATCGCGTGCGAATGGGTCGAGTCGTTCGGCATGGCTGTCGGCCGCGAAGTGTTCGAGACGGTGTTCGCGGTGGGTGTGCTCTCAGAGCACGCGAAGCCGTTCCGCCTGGTGCCGCGTCGCGACGTGAAGCTGCACTTGTGCGCGTCGCCACGGGCAAAGGATGGAAACATTCGGCAGGCGCTGATCGATCGGTTCGGGGAGGTCGGCACGAAGAGGAACCCGGGCCCGCTGTTCGGGATCAGTCAGCACCGATGGGCGGCCCTGGCCGTGGCGGTGACGGCGCACGACCTCGAGCAAACCGAGCACGAGGCCACGTTCCATCTGGCGGGTGGTGTCGCATGATGTCCCTCGTGCCGGCGGCCCAGGACGTGCTGCGATACGCCACGCGGGCGGCGGCACGATTCTCCGCACGGATGGACGCCGACCATGAAGACGTTGCCCAGCGCGTGATGCTTGCGGTGTCTGCTGATATTCGAGACGGCCGGGCCCCGTGGGCGGTGATCGTCGTATCGATTCGGCACGCGCTGGCGGGAATCGTCCGACATGATCGAGCCGCGCGACGGTACTCAAATCTTCCTACGGTGTCGGCCCACTCCGGCATCGCGTCGAGAGACCGGATCAGCGACCAGGAGCAGGTTGAGCTAAGGCACGATATTGATTTGTGTCTCTCGCGCGAGTCGCCAGAAGTTCGGCGGCTGTGTGCTCTGCTTGAATCGATGACGCTCACACAAGCGGCCCGCGTGATGGGTGTGCCGCGTGCGACGCTGCGCGGATGGCTCGCGTCGCTCCGTGAGCGGATGGAGGCGAAGGGATTGGGAGGCGGCTGACGGACGAAATAGGTTCTCCCGGCCAGGCGGCGGCGGGGCCACGGCCTACGGATTGCCCGACCGTCACCACAAAGTGACGCACGCAGGCCGAATGGCGAAAAAAGTAATCACACCCGCGCCGACAGCAGCATCGCGAACGCGTCATGAACGCGAGCGAGCGCGGCTGGCAAAACTTTCCCGCACCGCGAGCGCATCTGGCCGCGACATCGGCGAACTTCCTCCGGTCGTGAGCCCGAAGCGGCGCGAGTCGTGCCGAGAAGACTTCCGACTCTACTGTGAGACATACCACGCGGCGACGTTCTGCCTGTCGTGGTCTCCGGATCACCTGAAGGTCATCACGTCCGTCGAGGGGGCAGTGATGAATGGCGAGCTGTTCGCCTATGCCATGCCGCGCGGATCCGGGAAGACGAGTCTATGCGAGGCGGCCGCGGAGTGGGCGCTGAACTACGGGCATCGGGCCTTCGTGGCGATCATCGGATCCACGGAGGATCACGCGGCCGGCATGCTCGACTCGATCAAAACCGAGTTTGAGACGAACGATCTGCTCCTCGAGGACTTCCCGGAGGTCGTGTTCCCGATCGCAAAACTGGATCGGATCAACAACCGGGCCCGGGGCCAGACGTTCCGCGGCAAACCGACTCACATCACCTGGAAGGATCGCGAGATCCGCCTGCCGGCAATCCCTGGGTCGAGGGCTGCTCGTGGCATCATCCGCGTGGCCGGCATTACTGGGGCCGTCCGCGGCATGAAGGCGAAGCTGCCGGGGGGCGAGACGATCCGCCCCTCGCTGGTGCTGATCGACGACCCGCAAACGGACGACTCCGCACGGAGTCCCAAGCAGGTCGCCGACCGCGAGCGTGTGCTCAAAGGTGCAATCCTCGGGCTCGCCGGCCCCAACGTGCGGATCGCCGGTCTTGCGACGGTGACGGTGGTCAGCCCCGACGACCTGGCGGAGCGGTTGCTCGACCGGAAGCGGCATCCGGCGTGGCAGGGACAGCGGATGAAACTTGTCTACCAGTGGCCGGGGGCGGTCGAGCTCTGGGAGCAGTACGCCGAGCTGCGGCGCAAGGGGCAGCGCGACGGGACCGGCACGGGGGCCGCCGACGACTTCTACCGGAAGAACCGCGACGCGATGGATGCCGGGGCCGTCGTCGCGTGGCCGGAGCGAAAGCACGACGACGAGCTCTCTGCCATTCAGCACGCGTGGAACATCCGCATCGACCGCGGCGAGGGGGCGTTCGCGGCCGAATACCAAAACGAGCCGATCCCGGAAGTCGATGTCGAGGTCTTCGACATGACGTCGGTGCAGATCGCGGAGAAGACAAACGGCAAGAAGCGGGGCGTGATTCCGCTCGGATGCACGCGGCTCACGATGTTCACCGACTGCCAGGGAGAGGCACTTTACTGGATGGTGTGCGCGTGGGAGGAAAACTTCTCGGGGCACGTCATCGACTACGGATGCTTCCCTGATCAGAGGCGGATGTATTTCACGCTTCGCGAGATCACTAAGAAGCTCTCCGACGTGACCAACGCAAAGAGCGCCGAAGGGCGATTGATGGAAGGTCTCCGGCTATTGCATACGGAGCTATTCGCCCGCGAATGGAAACGGGAAGACGGTTCGGTGATGAGCATCGAGCGCGCCATCGTCGATGCCGGATACCTTCCGGATGCGGTTTACCAGTTCTGCCACGAGTCTGGTTTGCACGGCATCGTGATGCCGTCTCGCGGCTACGGCGTGAAGGCATCGCAAACGCCGTTCTCAATGTATTCCAAAAAACCAGGCGACATGGTCGGTCACTACTGGCGCGTGCCGACAACGGCGAAGAAACGAATCATCCGGTGCGTCGAGATGGACGTGAACTACTGGAAGTCGTTCGTGCATTCTCGTCTCGCCGTTCCTCGAGGTGATGCCGGATGTCTGTCGCTCTTCGGCGACAAGCCCGAGTGGCATCGGATGCTCGCGGACCAGCTGACGGCGGAATCGCGAGTGACGAACACGGCCAAGGGGAGGACGGTTGATGAGTGGAAGGAGCGGCCCGGCAAGCCCGACAACCATTTTTTTGACTGCATCACCGGCTGCGCCGTGGCGGCGTCGATGCTCGGGGCGCGGCTGGCTGGGGCCGAAGGGTTTCGTGGCGTGAAGCGAAAGCGGGTGTCGTTCGCAGAGCTCCAGGCAATGAAACGGGGGACGGAATGAGCGAGGACAAGGCCGGGATCCGATGCCGTGCGTGCGGGTGCCAGGATCTTCGATGTACGAAGACGATGCCTGTTCGGAATGGCATGATCCGCCGCTATCGCGAATGCCGTCACTGCGGCCGCACGATGACCACCCATGAAGTCACGACTCAGCGAGAAGCGAACCGTCGGCGGGGATGATTTCCTATTAGTAGGAAGATTTCCGAAATCCGCGATTTTGCGCCGCCACTTCGCGCGCAGATTGCGTTGATTGTCTCTGGAGGAATCACCTCCGGAGGTACGGCGCTTGTCCGACAAGACGATCACCGACGCGATCCGCGAGAACGCATCCGGGCCTGCCAAGGCCACGGGCGACCAAGGGTCTTTCGAGCAGCACGCGATCCAGGACCAGATCGCGGCAGACCGCTACCTCGCCAGTAAGGCGGCTTTGACCAAGCCCCACCGCGGAATGCGATTTACGCGGATCGTTCCCCCGGGGGCAGTCTAATGGGCTGGTTCTCCGGGCTGTTCTCGTCGCCGAAGCAAGCTGTGCAGCGGGCCGTGCGCGTCATCCGCGCCGGCTACGATGCGGCCAAGACGACCGATGACAACCGTCGGCACTGGGCCAACGTCGACAACCTCAGCGCGAACGCGGCGATGTCGCCGTCGATTCGCCAGACGCTGCGGCAGCGGGCCCGGTACGAAGTCGCAAACAACTGCTACGCGGCAGGTCTGGTTCGCACGGTCGCCAACGATCTCATCGGCACAGGACCGACCCTCCAGATCACCGCGCCTGAAGGATTCAACGCGAACCCGATTGAGAGTTCCTGGAGCCAGTGGGCGAAGGCCGTCAAGCTCGCCAGGAAACTCCGTTGCATGCGGCAGTGCCTGAGCCGAGACGGCGAGGCATTCGCGATCTTGGTGACCAACCCAAAGATCGATCACCCGATCAAACTCGATCTCCGGCTGGTCGAAGCCGAACAAGTCATGACCCCGGGGCTTGTGACCTATAACGCGGTCGACGGCATCGTTTTCGACGAGTTCGGAAACCCCGCGATGTACCACGTCCTGCGGACCCACCCCGGGGACGTGCTGCACACGATGCACTACGACGAGGTACCGGCGGAGTTCGTGATCCACTGGTTCCGGCTGGAACGACCAGGCCAGAAGCGCGGGATCCCGATCCTCACCCCGGCCCTGCCGTTGTTCTCAAAACTCCGGCGGTTCACGCTCGCCGTGCTCGGCGCCGCGGAGGCGGCCGCGATGCAGGCCGGCGTGCTCTACACCGACGGCTCGCCAAACGAAGACGACGTCGAGGGCCAGGCATTTGAGTCCGTTGAGCTCGAGCGGAATATGTTCACCACGCTCCCCGGCGGCTATCGCCTGGAGCAGCTAAAGGCTGAACAGCCGACGACCACCTACAGCGAGTTCAAGGCCGAGCTCATCGACGAGGCGGCACGCTGCGAAAACGTGCCCAGCAACATCGCGCGGGGTAACTCGTCGGCCTACAACTACGCCAGCGGCCGGCTCGACAATCAGATGTTCGGGCGCACCCAGCACGTCGACCACTCCGAAGTCGAGGAGGAGGTCATCGACCGGATCTGGTCGGCATGGATCGACGAAGCCGCGCGAGAGCCGGGCGTCATTCCAGACGGCTTTCCGCCGATGGCGGAGTGCTCGCATGAATGGCTGTGGGAGGGCCGCGAGCACGTCGACCCGGCCAAGGAAGCCAATGCTCAGGCTACCCGCCTTGCAAACCTCACAACCACGCTTTCGGCCGAATGGGCCAAGGGCGGTGGCGACTGGGAGAAGAGCATGCGTCAGATCGCCCGCGAGCGGCAGCTGCTCGGAGAGCTCGGCCTAGCAATGCCAGACGCCACCCAGGTCACGACCGCGTCGTCGGCCGCATCCGCCCTTTCGGATGTTGCTGCCGTAGACGAGCAAGCCGCCGGTGCCGCCGGGCTCAGCCTCATGAACCGCAGGGGAGGCCAGTGATGGATCGCCGCGCCCGCCGCCGCCGTGACCGCATGATCCTCGCCGCGGCAAACCGCGCGTTTGAAATCTGCGCCGCCGTCCCGGTGAAGATCGAAGCCGGCTCGGCCGACGCGACGGCCCCCGCACCGATCAGCATCGAAGCCTACTCAGGGGGCGTCATGAACGTCACCGGAATCGGGCCGATGGTCTGCGACGTCAACGGCATTGAGTCGGACGGGCCCGTCGTGCTGCTCGCCGGTCACGACAACACGCTTTCCGGAGCGCTCGGATCGGCCACCGTCCAGGTGGTCGACGGTCAGCGGCTCATGGCCACTGGAACGATCAGCCGCGCCAACCCGGCCGCGGCAACCGCCATTGAACTCACGCGCGATTCAGTTCCCCTCCAAGCGTCGATCGGCGCCGAGCCGCTGGAGCCGCCCGTGCGGATCCGCGCCGGCCAGACGGTGGAGGTGAACGGCCGCAGCATTACCGCCGGCCCGGGGGGCTTCCTGCTCTACCCGCGGACGCGGCTTCGACACATCGCGATTCTGCCCAACGGGGCGGACGCACGGACCAGTGTTCAGATCGCGGCGGCAGCCGCACCAAACCAGGAGGGTTACGCCGTGGATTTTCAATCGTGGGTTGAGTCGATGGGGCTGAAGTACGCCGATCTCACTCCGGAGCAGATCACCGTGCTCCAGATGGTCTACGACCAAGAGGCCGAAGAGCCGAACGAGCCTGGCACACAGCCCGCCAGCGGTAGCTCAATGGCGGCCCCTACGGGCACGACTCCCCAGGTGACCGCATCCGCCGGCGCCACCATCGGCTCATCGGCCGTCGCCCAGATTCGGGCCGAGCTCGCCGCCGAGACCGCCCGCGTCAGTGCCATCCGCACCATCTGCGGCGAACGTCACGGCGACATCGCCGCGAAGGCGATCGCCGACGGATGGGACACCACCCGTGCCGAGCTCGAGGTGCTCCGCTCTTCGCGGCCCCGGCTTCCGGCCATCCACTCCAAGGAGTCTGGCAACGTGAACCTCAAAGTGATCGAGGCCAGTATGTGCATGGCCGCCGGCCTCGACGTCGAGAAGTCCTACAACGAGGAGACGCTCGACCGGGCCAGCAAGTACCGCCGGCGTGGGTTCCGATGGCATGCGGAGCAGATCGCCGCTGCCGCCGGAAAGACCATCGACGCAGACCCTGGCACTCAGGAGTGGATCCAGGCCGCTTTCTCGACCAGCGAGCTCTCGGGCATCGTCGGCAACATTGCCAACAAGGCGCTCCAGAACGCGTTCCAGCAGGTGCCGACGGCGGCCGACAGGATCACGGCGACGAAGAGCCACACCAACTTCCAGCCGAACACCGTGTTCTCGCTGGCGATCAACGGCGAGCTCCAGGTGGTCGGTCAGGACGGTGAGCTGAAGCACCTCCGCATGTCGGAGGAGTCTCGGACTCGTCAGGTCGTCACCCGGGGTGCCAACCTCTGCATCACCCGCACGCAGCTGGTGAACGACGACCTCAACGCGTTCGCCGACAACGCCAAGGCGCTCGGTCGCAAGGCCATTCATGCCAGGGAAAAGGCGCTCTTCGCCCTTCTCAACGCCACGGGTGCCGGGTCAAGCTTCTTCACCACGGCTCGAGGGAACTACTTCGAGGGATCAAGCTCGGCTCTGTCGAGCACAAGCCTCACCACGGCCGTTCAGCTCTTCCGCGACCAGGTCGGCCCGGACGGCCTGCCGGTGATGGTCGATCCGAAGATCCTCGTCGTGCCCACGGCCCTCGAACAGACGGCCAAGGAGCTGATGAACTCGCAGTACGTCGTCGGACCGACTTCGGCGAAGACTCCGAACGTCAACGTGTGGAACGGATCGTTCACGCCTGTCGTTGCCCCGTGGCTCTCCAACAGCAGCCTGACGGGCTACTCCAGCACCGCCTGGTATCTGCTCGGCGACCCGAACGACCTGCCGGCCCTGGAGATCGCCTACCTCAACGGCCTCCAGACCCCGACGGTCGAGTTCTTCGGGATGGACACCACGCCCGACGTGCTCGGCGTGTCGTGGCGCGTGTTCTGGGACTTCGGCACCGCCCTCGGCGAGTACCGGGCCGGCGTCAAGAGCAAGGGCGCGGCCTGAGCCGCCCCTTCGCTCGCGTGATCCAAACGACCTCAACCACAACACCTCAGAGAAAGAGAGATCCAGATGGCGATTGCGAACTACATCAGCAGCGGAAGCCTGGTCGACTACACGCCCAGTGCCGACACGGCGGCCGGATCGGTCGTCGTGCATGGCACCCGGGTGGGTGTCACGAAGGTAGCCATTTCTGCAAACGTGCAGGGCGTGCTGCACGTCGAAGGCGTTTTCGAAATCGACTGCGCGTCGGGCACCACCTTCTCGGCTGGTGCGCTCCTTTACTGGAGCGCCAGCACGTCGAAGATCACCACGACCAATACGGACACCTTCGCGGGCCGGGCCGCCGTCGCCAAGACGTCGGGCCAGCTGAAGGCCGTGGTCCGACTGACCGACGCCTGATCGTGATCTGACATTCGGAAGCAGGGGGCCGCGCATGCCCAAGCTCGGTGCGGCCCCCTGCCCGACCTGGTCCCCCCTTCCCCGAGCGACGAGGTGAGCGGTGCCGTGCTGCGAGCAATCCGTCGTTTCGGTCGGCCAGCGGGCGCGGACGATGCGCCTCGAGTTCGTGGCCGGCGACGACTTCCCGCTGCGGATGATCTTTTCCAGCAACCTGACGGGCTACACGGTTGAGGCTGATGTCGTTAGCGCGAGCGGAACAGTGCTCCAGACGTTCGCCATCACCACGGAATATCTGACGATCAGCGGTGTGGCCTCAACCCGCTACAGCCTTTCGCTGACGCGGACCCAGACAGCGGCCCTCGCAACGCAAGACGGGGCGAGGTGGTCGTTCCGATGGACGGCACCTGGCGACAAAAAGCGGACTCTGTTCATGGGCCGCGTAGTCTGCGCGAAACGGTGAAAACGTGAGCAGCGATTGCGACGTTGTCGTGCAGGATCCCGAGGACATCCTCGTTTCGGCTGACTGCGCGCAGGCAGGAGCGGAAATCTCCGTGACGGTCGTTTCGGGCGGCGTCGGCCCCGCCGGGACGACAGGTGCAACCGGGGCCACCGGCGCGACAGGTGCGACCGGAGCCACTGGGCCGCAAGGCCCAGCAGGACCGACGGGGGCGACCGGCGCTACTGGGGCCACTGGGGCGACAGGAGCCACAGGACCGCAGGGCCCAGCCGGTGCCGCCGGCACGACCACATGGGCCGGCATCACCGGGAAGCCAACGACCTTCGCACCATCAGCCCACGCGGCGAGCCATGCGTCGGGCGGCACTGACCAAATCACGCTCGCCGCGACGCAGGTCATCGGCACGCTATCGCAGGGTGATTTGACAAACGACCTTGCGATTCTCAGCAACGCAGTCAGCAACGCATCGTCGTTGACTACCGGAACGGTCGCCGCCGCGAGGCTTCCTGCGGGCGTGTGGAAAGGCTACACGCAATCCGGCACGTCAACCATAGATTCAGATTTGACGATCGGCGGAGGGCTCACGGTCAATCAGTCGGTGAGTATTGACGGGTCAGTATTCATCGACAACAACGTAAATATTACGGGTAGCCTGCTGCTCGGAACGGTGCTCGATCAAACCTATGTCCAGAGCTATTTCGGCGGAGCGTATCTCGCCGACGACATGGTTTATTTGCAGGGACAGATACAAAAATTCGACGCCAACAACATCGTCAACGGAACTGTTGGAACGCAGTTCCTCGGGTCAGGGACGGCCTCGGCATCGACCTACCTTCGAGGCGACCAGACCTGGGCCGCGATCTCGACATACACGCTGCCTGCCGCCACCACCTCGACGCGAGGTGGCGTGATCGTCGGAAGTGGCCTGTCGGTGTCGTCAGGCACAGTGTCGGCGAACGTGACCAGCGTCGCCGGCAGGACGGGGGCCGTCACGCTCGCGGCGTCTGACGTGTCGGGGCTTGCGGCCTCGGCCACTACAAACGCATTGAACGCGACGAATATCAGTTCTGGAAACCTGGCGACGGCCAGGCTCTCGACCGGAATGCCAGGGTATGACGGGATCGCCGACGCCGACGATTGGGCGTCTCGCGTGTCGACAGCCGGCGGAACCGTGTCGGCTACGACGCTGGCGGCTGTCTACCGGTTCTGTATCGCGATCAGCGCGGCCGGACTCCGGGACCGGTTCTGGAGGCTGAACCTTTTTTGCGGCAACTACACGGCCGCGCTCGTGCCTCTCTATCGAGGACCGTCTCTGTCGGGGACCCAGTACGGCGGCACGACGGACACGGCCAACTCGTTCACTGCGTCGAACTACACAGAGACAGGGTCGAGCGGTGGCCTCCAAGGAGATGGCGCGTCGACGTGGTTGTCGACTGGGCTCGCCGTTTCCGCGATCCCAGACCTCTCGACCGGTCACCTGTCTGCCTATTGCTCGAGCGGATTCACCGGCTCGATCGGTGGCGTCGTGACAGCCTGGAACACCGGCTTCGGCGACCCGATCTACATACTCGAGGCGAACCGAAACGGGGCCGGGAATATGTATTACTCGTGGGGTTCAAACTACCCGCCGCCTGGGGTCGCAACTGGCGGGACGAACGGATTTTTTCTTGGCTCGCGAACGGCGGCAACTTCGACGAGCGGATACCGAAACGGTCTCGCGCTCCAAACGAACACGACATCCGTCACGCCGGCGTCGATCTCGACGACGTTCGCCGTGTTCCGGAACCAGAACCCGTCCACAGGCGCGAACTATTTCACCGGCCGCCTGGGCGGCTACTCGATCGGTCGAGGCGTCTACGGCTCGCAGGTCGGCGACCTGTACAGGGCGTTCCAGGCGTTCCAAGCCGACCTCGGGAGGGCCGTCTGGTGACTCTTCAAGTCGACGCCGTATCTGGGAAGGCCTTCGTCGTGACCGAGGCCGTCGCTCGCGCTGCCGAGGCCGCGGCTCCTGTGTCGTTCCGTCCCATGTCGGACGGTCGCTGGTTTTCGTCCGCGTCCGTGCTGGCCGAGTCTGGCCCAGGCGAAACATACGAGGCCCTGTCCGTCGTTCTTCAGGGCCAGGCCGTCGAGCTGGTCCCGTGGGCAGACGCTCTCGACCTGCTCGTCGATCCTCCGGCCGGCGGCAGCCTGTCGCCCGTGCCGGCGTCCGTGTCGGCCAGGCAAATCCGCCTGTGGCTGGTCACTCACGGAATCCCGCTCGCGACCGTCGACGCG